GTTAAAAACACCGGTACCGGCTGCTACACTAATGTCAGTGATAGGAATTTGTACCATATTGCTATCCAATAAAGCCAACTGATCACTATCACTCGAAAAGTTTACACTTTGTTTTTTATCGGGCAATAGGTTTACAGGTAGGTTTACATTTAGGTTTACATTTTTTCCTGTTTTTTCGTAATTGGTTTTTTCATTTAGGTTTACATTAGATAAATCCGTAGTTAAAAGATCGCCCGCACTAACACCATAAAATTCAGCAATTCTTAAAATTCCGTCAATATTAGGTTGCGACATACCTGCTTCATAGCTTGCGTATGTAGTTCTTGGAAACCCAATACTGGCGTGCATTTCATCTTGTTTAAGCCCTTTCTTTTTACGTAAATGCTTGATGTTTTTTATAAAATAATTCATCTCCCAATAAATTTTATTCCGAAAATTTGGTAATTCCGAAAATTCAGTATTATATTTGTGTTCTCTTAAAGGGAACTGAAACAATAATACGAAAAGTATGGAGAAAACAACAACAAGAGATGCGCAGTTAGCAGCGAGGGTGAAGAAAATAGCTAGTAAGAGAGGGGTTTCTGAAAGGTATGTTTATATGGTTTTGCGCGCCGATAGGCATAGCGAAGACATTATAAAAGACTACATGGAATTGCAAGAAGCGGAAGACGCACTTTGGCAACAGCTAATGCACAAGCAGGCACACCAACTAGTACCCATATGATTAGGTTTTGATGATTGGAGATTCATCTGGTAGGCAGAAATTAAGTATACAGAAGGCTCTTAATAGTTCCATGGCTGCCTGCAAATGTCCTGTATCAGAAAGTGAAAGTTCAATGGAAAATCGGCAACAATCCCTATTGTTAGCATCATACGATGGTAGAATTGATGGTAGGCTGTGGGATTTGAAGTATCGTGTTAAAGAGGATGAAATAAATGTTTGAATCTGTTTCAAAAACGCAAAATAATCCTCCTCATCTCCAACCGCGTCGGCAAAATCTATCACGTAAACGAGAGTAATCATATTAAGCTAATTAGCTGCAAATATAGTGTTATGAAAATAGTAAATGGAACGCTTTATATAGAGTTTAAAGATTTTCTGGCTGCCGGTTGGAAGGAGCAAGCCATTAAAATGGCCAACCACCGAAATGGCGGTAATTGGCAGATGATTAAAAACCCCGCCGACAAACGAATGCCAATGGTGCAATACGAAACACTTGTAGATGCACACAAAGAGCGGTTACAAAACTGGCTACGCAAATCGCACAATTGCAAACATACCGATGGTATTAAGTGCGAGTGCGGTAACCCTTACGAGTATATGGCTAAAGAGCCAATACGTAAAATGGTTCAAAAGGATTATAAAGCGGAAGCATTTTACTTAGCATATCGCTACAATAGCAACAAGTCATTGCCCAGCGAAACGGTTACAGCCTATACCAACGAAGTGGCATGGCTTAATATGCTAGATTATGCGAAGCAAAACGAAAAGAAGGTAATTAAACAGGGGCTAGGATTGCGATTGAACAATTTTTTTAAGCACGTAAAGGATTTGTTGGAAATGGAACGCAGCAACGGTAATATTACCAGCCAATTTCCTACTAGTTACCAAAGGTTATTGGACAAACTAAAAAGCTATAAAGAAGGTGGATATGCTTCGCTAATACATGGCCAATTTGGCAACCAAGGCGCGCTAAAAATAGCCGATGCAGCTTGCGAAAGCTACCTTAAAGACTTGATTGCGCACCCCAATCAATACGATGATGTGCTTGTGTGCGTATTGTACAACAAGTGGGCTAACGATAATGGCTACAAGGAAATTAAACCCGGCATTGTTGGTGTACGCCGCAAACAGTGGGAGGCCGAATTGATGCCACAGCGCAGTGGTAATAGTGCCTATAACGAAAAATACATTAGGCAAGTGAAAGGCTTTAACCCAAGTTGCCCATTGTATCTAGTGGAGTGCGATGACTACAATTTGAACTACTATTTTACCGCCGAGGACGGCAACAAGTACGCTCGCTATGTAAGCTATATAGTGGCAGACAGCTACAATGGTTTGGTATTGGGCAAAAGCTACCGAGTAGCCAAAAGCCCTGTGTTTGAAATGGCGCAACTGGCTTGGATAGATGCCATGTACTATGTGCGCAGCTTGGTTAATGATGGTAATTGGTACTTGCCTTTTGAAGTAAAGGCCGATCATTGGAATGCTACCAATATGTTTCCACTGTTAAACAGCATTGGCAACTTTGTGCCACCTGCACACGGCAACAAGCACCGAGGCTATATTGAACAACTGTTTGGTAGCCCACATGCCAAACGTGCCGAAAAAATGGCCGCCCACAAAACGCTCAACTACAACGGTAACAACGTAACTGCCCGTAACACCGGTGTTAATTTGGAAATAGTAAAGCAAAACGAGAAGCTGCGCCCAATGGTAGGTGTTGAAAGCGATGCGCAGATAGAAACCTTCTTTCATTACATGCGCCAAATGCCAGCCATTACCGGTGATAATTTGAATGCGCCAAGCAAAGAAGCACAATGGGTAGAACGCTGGCACCAGCTAGATGAAAGCCAAAAACGCAGCATAACCGATGAGCAGTTTTTATTCATATTTGGTATTAGGCACGAGCCGCAAGGCCGCCCGGTAACCATTACCAACCGTGGCATTGAAACCCAAATAAAAGGAACGGCTTATAGCTATGACCTGCCCCATTATGTAGGCATGACGCACCTGATAGGCAGTAAAGTAACGGTTATTTACGACCCTTACGACATGAGTAGGGTGCTAATAACCAACGATGCCGATATACGTTTTGTAGCCCATGCAGCTACACTACAGGCAAGGGCTTTACAAGATGCTACACCGGGTAGCCGCGAAATGCTCAACGCCCTATTGGAAGAGAAAAAGCAACAATGGAATGGCATTGCCGCTGCCCAAACTAAGCGCAAGGTGGTAGACTTGGATTATGTAAGCCTACCCGATACAAAGGCGGTATTGATGGGTGGTATGATGACAAAAGAACTGAAAAACGTGGTAGAAACGGCCTACGAAATGGAACAAATGGAGGCAGAAAACGAACCGTTTAATGTAGCAAAAGCGCGCTTAAAACGCTAAAAACTGACCAAAAGTAACCGAATAACATAGGGGGTTTTACCCCATTTACAATACAAAAACGCCAAAAATGCAAATTGATAAAAACAGGATAAAGGCAGCCTTAGTTGCCTATACGCAACGCTATAAAAGCGCAAAAGAAGCATCGGTTAGTATTGGGGTAAGCAGTGCCACCGTAAGCCAAGTGTTGAACAATAATTGGGAGCTAATAAGCGATGAAATGTGGCGCAAAATTGCCGCCGGTATCAACTACACCGATAAGGTTTGGAACGTGGGTGTAACAAGTGTGTATGCAAAATTGAGTAGCTTTTTTGCCGAAGCCCAACACCACCCTAAAGGGATTGATGCTTTTGTTATCAACAGTAGCCTTGGCAAGAGCATAGCAGTAGACGATTATTGTGCCAACCACACCAACGCTTACCACATACGCTGCCATCGTTTTATGAGCGTTAGAACGCTGTTTAAGGAGATATTAAAAGCGATGGGCAAAGATAGCAGTGGCACTACAATGGATATGCTAGATAATATGGTGGGCTATTTGGAGCGTGATAACCACCCATTGCTGATTATTGACGAGGCCGACAAACTGAAAGACGAAGTGCTCGAAATGTTTGTAGACATTGAAAACAAGCTACACCACAAATGCGGCATTGTGTTTTTGGCCACCCCTTATTTAAAGAAGCGTATAGAACAATCGGTGAGCCGCAATAAACGTGGTTTTGCTGAACTATACAGCCGGGCTAAAAAGGTGTTTTGGGATTTAACGCCATCCAAAAAAGAGTTTGTACGCGATGTGAAAATTATCTGCCACGCCAATGGCGTAACTAACGAAGCTGTGATAGCCGAATTTACCAACAAATGCGAAAACGATTTTAGGGTGCTAACTGATTTGATTACCGCCCATTTAACCAATCAGGCGGAAGGCTAAAGGCGGAAGGCATAAGGCAGAACCATTAACTATTAACCAGTAACCAGCAACTAGTAACCTGAAAAGTTATGAAAAAACCAACCCACATACAACAGCAACAGGATAGAGCCAAAAAAGCACAACAGGCCATTTGTGAAGCTCTTGGATGGCCTGACGACAACTACAATGATATGGTGTATAAGTATGGATGTCAGTTTTTACAGCAACGCTATTGCCGCTGTCCGCAATTAGTAGATGCGGCTGTACTTAGCCCGCTTTTTTGGGCTTATTGGCGAAGCGAATGGGCATTTAGGGATGAATGTTTGTTGAATGCTGTCAATAATTTGAATCAATTGCCTGTAGAGCGTATTTGGTGGCTATACCAGCAAACGCATAAAGTAAAAGAGTTGTGCGCAGAAATAAGGATACTGCCGAAAGTGGTGCAGGATGAATTTTTACAATTATCAAAATGTCCGCGCCATGAGTAATGAACATTTGCAACAGCATCTGAGTGTGATTGAAAGCATTGTTGGGCAGTCGGAAAAACGCATAAAGCACATGACCGGTTTGGATGTGGTACTGAGGTTCGAGTATCCACAAGCAGCCAATCACCTGCACCAAGACCAAGCTACCAACTTACTCTTAAAGCTGTGTAGTATATGGAAAATCGAATTAGCACAACTCCAGCAACGCAATCGAAAAAGGGAGTTGACGGTTATGCGAAAAATTGCCGCCACTTATTTGCAACGCAAGGTTTATAAAATACCGCTAACGCAAATAGCCTCACTACTTGGTATGCAGCACCATACTAGTGCCATGACGGCTTTGGAAACCTTTAAAGATTTAATGGATGCAAACGATGCTTTGTTGCTCCGCTATTACGAACCTGTTAAACACTTATTTTAATGGAAGTAAAAACCTACAAAACCCACTTGGCACTCGACTTTGCCTACGGCTTAAACGAATTGCTGGAACGCATTATAAAAGAAGAACCGGCAGAAACGGACGAGGACAAATTGTGGGTAGCTGCCCTTGCCGAAATACACCTTCTATTGCAAAAAAGGTTGGTGGTTACCAAGCCTCAATACCAAATAAGCCTAACAGCCGTGCAGGCTATGGCATTGCGGATAATGGTAACAACCTATTGCTCCGGTCATCAACATGCATGGCTATCGGCCAAGTTGCTTACTGTAGCCAACTCTATACATCGTTTTTACACCGTTTAAATGAGGCGGAAGGCTAAAGGCGAAACAGATTGCTTCGTGCCTCGCAATGACGAACCACACTTGAAACAGATTGCTTCGTGCCTCGCAATGACGAACCACACTTGAAACAGATTGCTTCGTTCCTCGCAATGACGGATAAAACTTACTACTTATTACTTACCACTTATAACTTAAAAAACCATGCTTATAACCATTGGTGTGCTGATAGCCTTAATAGTGCTCAACCAATATTTGGCCTATGCTGCTCAAAAGTTAAATGACCGGCAACAGCGCAATCAGATGAACGAATACCCTACCTATTTTTTAAACAATAAAATCTGCAAAAATGCAAACTCCCAAACCCCAAACCGCAAAAGATAAATTGTGGTTAGATGAAAGTGGCCAAGCCATTCCTTACAATCGTACTACGCCATTAGAACGTATGCGCGAAAAATCGGCCTACTCTTTGGCAAAAGAAGCTTTAGCCATCCACCACAAGTTAGTAGCATTTAAAGAGCAAGTGGCTTTGCAATGCCAAGCTATTTACGAGGAAGCCATGCGTGAAGCTGCGCAAGCAGGTAAAGGCAATTTTACCTTTTACAACTTCGATTACAGCATTAAGGTGGAGGTTCAAATTAGCGACTTGATTCGTTTTGATGACCTCACCATTGAGCAAGCTCGTTTACTATTGACCGACTTGGTTGGCGAAAACATCAAAGAGGAAAGCGAATTTATCAAAAGCCTAGTACTTGACGCCTTTCAAACAAGTAAAGGAAAATTGGACACTAAAAAAGTGCTTGGATTGAAACGCCACGCGAGCCGCATAAAAGACGAGCGTTACCATGAAGCCATGACGCTAATTGATAAAGCCATTCGCCGCCCAGAAACCAAAACCTACTTTGTTATCAGCCTACGCAACGAAACCGGTGAATACGAAGCTATACAATTGAATTTTAGTGCCATTTAATCAAGTTGTAAGTTTTAAGTTATAGGTTTTAAGTTTTCCACTTATCACTTACTACTTATCACTTATCACTTATCACTTACCACTTAAAACTTACTACTTACAACTTAAAACCATGCTACAAATAACCGACTCCCATTTGGGGCAAATCACCACCTTATCCGGCTTACACTTCGATTTTGAAAACCCTCATCCTTCTATGATAGCAGTGGCCGATATAGCCACTGCACTATCCAATATTTGCCGTTTTGGCGGCCAAATAGTTAACTATTACAGCGTAGCCCAACACAGTGTTTTGGTGGCGCAAATGCTGCCCATACGGCTTAAAATGCCCGGTTTGCTGCACGATGCTACCGAGGCTTATATGGGCGATGTGGTTAGCCCACTTAAAAATTTACTGCCCTACTACAAAGAGCTAGAGGATAAGCTACACCAAGCCATTGCTTTGAAGTTTAACCTTACGGTGAGCGATGAAGATGCTGTCCTGATTAAAAAGGCCGATATAGCAGCCCTGCAACTGGAGCATGCGGCACTGAGGTTAAAAGATGCTGCTGCCTTAAAAGAGTTTATGGAGTACAACAACCATCACCTAACATGGCAGCCTACAGAAGCAAGGGAGAATTTTTTAAACTTTTACGAAATACTTGAATTGAATGGGAAAACGACTGAATGTAGTACAGCTTAGCCAAAAAAAGTACACGCTTGTAGAGGGATTAAGTGAAGAGTTGATAGATGCCATAGGCCATGTAGAAGATACGTTCACTGCCATCATATACGGTGGCAGTGGCAATGGCAAAACAAACTTTTTGGTACGTCTATTGAAAGAGTTAAAGCCTGTCGGCGACATGCTTTACATCAGCTACGAAGAGGCACACGGCAAAACTATTCAAGATTTAATTCTCCGCCACGACCTTGTTAACCAACTGCCCAACTTGCGCTTTAGCGATGGCGAAACGTTTGAGGAATTGCTTACGATGCTGCGCAAGAAGAAAAGCCCCAAAGTGATTGTATTAGATAGCTGGCAATTTAGTGGATTAACACTTGCCAACTATTTACAACTAAAAAAGGAGTTCGTTTTTGGTAAAACACCCGGAAAGCGGAAGATATTTCTCATTATATCGCATGTGCAAGGCTCTCAACCCGATGGCAAAACAGCCATTGAAATAAAGCGCGATGCAAACATTAAAATTCATGTTAAGAACTTTATTGCCATAGTGGAAACAAGCCGCTACGGTAGCCGAAAAAACATGGTGATTTGGGAGCAAGGGGCAAAACACAACTGGGGTAAGGATTACAAAAAAATGACTGCTTACAAAGATGGAACAAAAGCTACCTCAACAAAGCCCAAACCCGAACGGTCAAGCAAAACAACGGTATCCATATTACCACCCGAAACAGATGAGGATGTTGTAGCGGCCATGCTGGAGGCGTTAAAAAGACGTAGCAGCTAAAGGCGTAAGGCATAAGGCGGAACAGATTGCTTAGTGCCTCGCAATGACGATTTTAAAAAAAGTAAATCACATCAAACGAAATAAAATGAAAATAACAGAAACACAATCAGAACTTTTACATCGTAGTGTAAAGGAGTTAGTAAAAGAATTGTCTGCAAATGCCGATTTCAGTCAAGTGAAACAGATGGCATTTGGATATTACAATCAACCAACAAAGGAAAATTTTGAGATTCAGATTACAGTTACTCGTATTGAGGACGATTTTATGGACCCGATATCAGTGGAATGTTATAAAATAGTTGGATAGTCATTAATTGCTGCCAACCATTAGCAGATTGCTTCGTGCCTCGCAATGACGAACCCCACTTACAACCTACTACTTAAAACTTACAACTTTTTTTACAATGAACAACCAACTACCGCCCGAACAATTGGCCTTTGTGCAGGCCATATTTGAAATGCGAGAAGCGCAACGTGCTTATTATATGCAAACCACTTCCAACAGGCTAAAGGTGGCCAAATTGAAAGAAGCCAAAGTGGATGCGCTATTACAACCGTATTTAAAACAAGGTTACATAAAGCCGCAAGTTGCAACACCCACCATTCCCAATTTATTTAACCCCACAAAACCGTAGCTATGAACATTGCCGAAACCGAACAGCAAATACGAGTAGCACTAGAACAAGCCGCCATATCGGAGCGCAAACGCCAACATTGGCTACAGCTACAAAAGCCCTACACCGCGCTAGTATATGGTGTGCGCAAGCAAGCACTCATAGGCTATGCCGATAGTTTGAAAATGAAAATAGCCGCCTACCGCCGCAAACAATTTAAAAAAAACAATAGCGAAAATGGAAAAGGTTATTTACAACAATAAAGGCGGTTTAGGGTGCATTTTAGAAGGCCACGAAAAGGAGCAAGATTTTTTTGAAAAGCAATCCTTTGTGGTTAATGGCCAAACCATTCATCCGGAAGATTATACCAACTTAATGGGCTTGTTTACATCGCCTGTACGCTTTGTTGGGGCATTAAAAGACAAGCAAAACTGCATGGTTTTTTTCTTAGGCACAGATGGCAATTTGTTCGAAAACCTTAATTACTATAGTTGCTTTTTTTGGATTGCCGAAAACCGATTAGCTAACAAATACACTGATAGCACCGCGAGAGATTTCAACTTTATTGGCGGTGTGTGGAAGTGATAACAATGAAAACAAAAAATACAATGTCAAATAAAAAACACGTAGCCTGTATAAACAAGGTAAGAACAGAACTCAAAAATGCCGACCCATCAATAGGGTATATTCGATTTAAATTGGCCGGAGAAAATGGTATAACTGGTCAATATATAGAATATTCTCAGGCTGTAGAAAAGAGAGACGGAACAATAAAACAAGTTGAAAAAAAATCATTTATTGCGCATAGTTTCTGTCCATTTTGTGGTGAAGCTTACGAATAGCCCATTTTGCTCACCTTATTCATCAGGCGAGCAAAAGTATGTTGGTTGAATGCCAACGTTACAGTTGACGAAGTGCCGCCACCCCAACACCTCCCATCCACCGCCATTCAGGCATTGCGTCAACTGCTTGTTGGCTTTATCAAAATTGAACATTATGAAACAATTTGTATTAACACATCCCAAATTGCAAGGGCAAATAGTGCTGCAGTACAATGATGCGGAAACATTGCAACTGGTGGATATGACCGAAGTAGCTATGCAGGCCGATGGTATTGGCCGTTTTTTGCAAAAAGTGCCTACGCAAATAGCAGAGCTACAGCCTTACACAAAGCAATTTGGCACCACCATCGTTGAAAGCACCTTTGAAATTTCTTTCGATGTGTTTTGGAAACGATACAATAAAAAAATTAACCGTATACGCGCCCTCAAATTGTGGGATAAACTAAATACCACCGAACAAATAGCCGCTTATTACGGCATTCCCAAATACGATGCGTATTTGAAAAAAGAAAGCTGGCGTACCAAGGCCGACCCCGAAACCTACTTGCGAAATAAGTATTGGGAAAATGAGTACAAGTGATAAGTGGTAAGTGATAAGTTGTAAGTGATAAGTTGTAAGTGATAAGTGATAAGTGGTAAGTGATACCAGTAACCAGCAACCAGTAACCAGTAACCTTAAACATTAATCCATGCTCCCCATAACCCCTGCGCAGCTAAAAAAGCTGAACACCTTAGTAAGCAAACTGAACATTCCGAAAGAAACAAAGGCCGATATGGTGCAAGGCTTTAGCGGTGGCAGAACAGCTAGCAGTAGCCAACTGTTGTTTGCCGAAGCTGCACAAATGATTGCCCATTTGCAAAGCCTAGCCCCATCGGCGGCCAAAGCTCCCGACCCCTTGTACAAAATGCGTGGCCGGGTATTGAGCCTGTGCCATGTGTTGCAATGGTACAAGCGCGCCGCCAATGGCACGTTGGTGCTGAAGGATGGTAAGCCGCTATTGGACTACCAACGCATTAACGATTTTTGTGTAAAAAGCCTAAAAAAACGCCTCAACCAACTAGATAGTAAGGAGTTGCAAAAAATGATTTATATATTTGAACAAGTACAAAAAGATTATTTAAACAAAATTTAAAAGGGTGTAGTTAAAAGCGACACCCTTTACAAAAAAACAAAACGTTTATTTTTTAAAAAGAACTTACTATTTTTGAAGTGCTAAACTCACAATATGTACTTCAAATTAAAATTATCATTCGGCCTGTTGGGCGGGGAAAGGGAAACCTTTATTACTTCACTTTATCGTGTTGTGAGTTTAGCACCCCGTCTAACAGGCTTTAATTTTTGTTGTTATGCTAAACTCACAACACGACTTACTACCGCTAGTAGTACAAGAAAACTATGTGCTAGTTGATGCACAATTATTGCACAAGAAATTAGGTGTTAATGATTGGATTAAAAGCAAAATCAGTAGATATGGTTTTGAAAAAAGCAAAGACTATTTTTCCGAAATATCGGAAAAATTAGGTGCTGGCAGGAAATCGGTTAATTATCTTCTCTCAATTGACATGGCTAAAGAACTTTCAATGCTTGAAGAGAACGAAGTAGGTAGGCAAATACGCCGTTATTTTATTGCCAAAGAAAAAGAGTTGCGTGGTATTAGCCAATTGCCTAAAGAGGACCAGGTATTTAAAGGGTTAAAGTTAGAGCGTATTAATGGGCGCAAAATGTACCCTTACCGCGAGTTGCTGCAAAAGTTGGGTTATAACTATACCAGTGGTGGCTGTAGTGGCAGGGTATCCCGTTATCCCGGTCATTTTGTAAAAATGGGCAAGTTGCAATTAATTACCGAAGAGTTTGCATTACAGTTGCACCATCAAAAGCAAGTAGCCAATAACCGTATTACTTTAAAACAAATGCAGCCTGTATTGGCTTTAAACTTTGGGGAGGGCGCACTATGATCAACGTAAATGAAGAAAGCTTGGTAATAACCATTAGAGATACAGCCCCGCAAGAGCGTTTGCAATGGATACTCAAGGCTTTAGTGGCCAGTATGCGTTGGGAGGCATTAGCACCGGCTGATAGTAAATACACTACCGATTCGGAAAATAAAATAGTGTTAACACAATTAATGGAAGAAATGTTAGAATAACTGTTTTATATTTGTACTCCCTTTAGGGAATAGGCAATAAAAAGGCCGCTTGCAATTGCAAAGCGGCTTTTTTTATGTAACTAACTTTATTTCCATATTGCTGTTACAATTAGTAATATTGCTAACCAACCGCACCGTACATGCAAAGAGGTTCCCGAACGTTATTTACTGATATTTTTGAAACCGACACCCATGCTGATGTTATCAACAAACGCAAAGGTAGAAACGAGGTATATCATGCACGGAGGAACGAGTTGCTCATAAACCGATATTATCATTGGGGTAGCCAAACACCAAGGCCAAGTTACAAATGGATATTGGGGCAATTAAGCTTTGAATTTAACTTGAGTGAAACCACCATTGTGGAACTTATTGCCGACAATCACTCTATACTGCAGCTTTTGAAAAAGCATAGGCCAACTCAAAAAGAGTTGGCCAAGCGGTGGCCACATTTTGTATGGTGAGCTTAATGAATAGATGCATCCGGGCGACTAACGCGTTTGTTTTTGATGGTTGTATTGTCCTCCATTCCAAATGAATATCGTAATGCCCTTACCCTGTATTCATCTCTTCGCTTTTCAGTAACAGCGGATATTCGGGTTATTTTGCCCACATTGTCTTTTGCCCATCCCTGTAATTGCTCGTGCACTTCCTGTTCAATTTCCCAATACTCGCAGCCTCTTTCTGCAACGTCTTCGGGTGCTAGGCTGCTAGTGTCGGCATAATTGGTTAGCCCTATGCGAATGGAAATAATGCCATCGCCTAATTGGGCATTATTGGCGATATCTTCAAACTTGGTATCGCCAATATCAATTAGTACGCAAGGAAAGCTTACTGATGGTCGCTCTTCAAAAAAATCAAGTTGCCCCAAATCGGCATTAACATAACGAATACTGCCGCAAGCATTGCTGATGTGCTTGCGAAGGTTTAAAAACAGGTTGCTAAAAGGTGATGTTGCCATATGTTAATTATTAAAATAAGGATGAAGTTGTTGTTTAATTACCGCTTCTATTTCGGCCATAAATACCGGGCTGTCGCTATTGTCAAGTGGCATAAATTGTCTTCTTGGTAAGTTGTTTTTTCGGGTATGGCCTTTTACGGTTGTTTCGCCTCTTTGAAATACGATTGTTTTTTTGCGTTTGTTTTGTAAACTGCTGGCTTTTGCTTTGCCATATAGTTTTCTGCTATGTGCTTTTACGCTAACTGTAGCGTTTGAGCCATTATTTAATGCATCGGCATAGAGCACATCAGTACCAAATTCTACCGTATTGGCGGTGAGTTTTAGTATGCGAATAGATCGCCTTAATCTGCCTGATTGTATTAGCAACGCCCTACCGGCTTTTTTATCTCTACGCCTTTGTTGCCACGCTTCGCCAAAACGGCTAACACTGCGCCAACCTTGTATTCTAAAGCTATCCACCGTCCAATTAACAGCAGCGTTGCCCATCAAGGCAGGTAATGCCATTACGGTTGCTTTAAGGCTGCCTTGTAAATTTTGAAAACTTTGGTTCATGTTGTGCAGTGTTTGTATATTTGTGGTGGAGAGCGACAATAAGACAGCCTTGGTTTGCCTTGTGCGATGATTATTGTCGCTTTTTATTTATTCCCTCCAATACTTTTTTACTATCACTTATTGAGTGAAATCTTAACACACCATCTTTGGCTTCTCGAACAATTATATAGTTCGCTTTATTATTTAAGTCTACACTAAAAATGTGAGAATATTTGATCATTGGATTTGTTTTAAAGTAATCCACCTTGCCTAAATAAGTAGCTGACTTTAGAACTTCGTCTATTTTATTAAGCATTTCATTTTTTGCAAACTTTTGATCGTGGGGTTGATTAAATGCTTCTTTTATTCCTTTTTTAGTGAAAATGATTGGTGCATTTAATTCAGGCCTTTTTACTTCAATATTGCCATCTGCTAATCTTTCGATAGTTTCCTTTTGCCAACTTTTCCAAAGTTGCTTTTCAGCGTTTTCTAATCCGGCTGGCAAATCTTTAAAGTAAGCATGTTCTTTACTAAATACCTGTTGTTCTATTCCGGGATTAAAGCGGAACATTTTAGGCACTTCTTTATCGGTAGGAAAATAAATATCGGTGT